CCAAAGCACATGCTGGTCAAGCTAAAGCACTAAAGGGAGTTATCAATGGCAAGAAGAGATCCTAAAGTAGGCACTGGTAAAAAACCGAAAGGTTCTGGGAGGAGACTTTACACTGATGAGAATCCTAGAGATACTGTATCAATTAAGTTTGCGACCCCTACAGATGCTCGTAAAACTGTGGCAAAAGTTAAACGAATCAGCAAGCCATACGCGAGAAAAATACAAATCCTTACGGTTGGTGAACAGAGAGCCAAGGTTATGGGTAAGGCAAAGGTGGCTAGCATATTTAAAAAAGGTAAAGAAGCAATTAGGAAAGGGAGAAAAGCATGAGTAAAAGACCGGCTATGTTGGCTTCACTTAGAGCCAGATACGAAGCAGATATTGCAGAGGCAGATACTACAATAAATATTTATTTGGATCACCCCGTAGCAATAGGAGAACATCCACAACATTTAGAAGAAATAGATAAACTATTAGCTAAAATAGCGGATGCAAAAGATAAAATGGAAGCATTGGAGGCTTTTGAATAATGCAAGATTTAGAACTAATAGCTAAAATACAAAAACAACTAAAACAACTTTATCAGAACGTTGGTGATTCAATGATCAGTGGAGGTGTTGACAATATGGAAAAATATAAATATATGTTAGGACAGGCACATGCCTACGAATATATATCACAGGAAATCTCTAACCTGCTAAATAAGAAGGAGCAAAAAAATGAGCAAGGAACAGTTATCGACCTCGAAAAAAGAGGTCCCAAGGCATAAAAACGCTTTGGAAGAAAAGTATAAAGAACAGAAAGTTGAGTCTGTAGAACCTCAAAAAAGAGTTGACGAAACTAATGTTGGATCAATTAAAGATGAATTACCTGTCCCATCAGGATGGAGACTTTTAGTTTTACCTTTTACACCAAAAGAAAAAACTAAAGGTGGAATTATTATAGCGCAAGAGTCATTAGACAAAGCTAGAATAGCAACTAACTGTGGTTATGTTGTTAAAATGGGACCAATGGCGTATGGAGATAAAGATAAATTTCCAACAGGCCCTTGGTGTAAAGAAGGAGATTGGGTGATCTTTGCAAGATATGCTGGATCACGTTTACCAATAGAGGGCGGAGAAGTTCGTCTTCTTAACGACGATGAGGTTTTGGGTACGATAAAAGATCCAGAATCTGTGTTGCATTACATTTAACATAGGAGGAAACTATGCAAGACGAAGAAAATAAAGGTATACCTATGGTTGACATAGATACTTCTGGTGAAGGTGCTGAGGTAGAACTCGAAGAACAAAAACCAGAGGGTGAAGTTGAAACCAAGGAAGACTCTAGCCCCGCGCCACAAGTGGAAGAGACTAGAGAAGAGAAAGCAGAAGGCAGCGACGCGCAGCCAGAAGCTAAACAGGAATCAAAACCTGAACAGAAGAAAGAAGAATTAGAAACATATTCAAAAGATGTTCAAAGAAGAATAGCTAAACTCACAAAAAAATGGAGAGAAGCAGAGAGACAAAAAGATGAAGCTTTATCTTTTGCTAAAAATCAAAAAGAGCAAAAAGAAAAACTTCAAAAGAAATATTCTAAAGTTGAACAAGCTGGTGTTAAAGACAGAGAACAAAGAATTACATCTGGTCTACAAGCAGCAGCGGCTAAGTTAGCAGCAGCAAAAGAGGCAGGAGATCTTGCAGCTGAAGTTGAAGCTAATAAAGAAATAGCTAGACTTGGATATGAAGAAGCAAGACTAAACGAAGCAAAAGCAGCATATGAAGATATGGCTAAAGCTGAACCAAAAGAGCAGGAAATACCAAAGGTATCACCTCAACAAACAGCTGCACCTGACCCAAAAGCAGAGGCATGGGGAGCTAAAAACAAGTGGTTTGGTACAGATACAGCTATGACGTACACTGCATTTGATCTACATAAAAAACTAGTGGATGAAGAAGGGTTTGACCCTTCTAGCGACGAATATTATTCGGAAATAGATAAGAGAATAAGACTTGAATTTCCAAATAAATTTGATACAACTAATGAAAATACGACCAAACCTACACAAATAGTAGCTTCAGCGAAGCGAAGTGTTAACAAATCAGGTCGCCAAACTGTGAGACTCACCCCTTCTCAAGTTGCAATCGCTAAAAAATTAGGAGTGCCATTAGAAGAGTATGCGAAACAAATAAAAATCACGAAGGAGGTATAGCATATGGAAAACGATAAAATAAAAACCCCGCGTGCGAGCCAGTCTAGAGCTAAAGATAAAAGACCTACGACTTGGACTCCACCATCATCTTTAGATGCACCACCTGCGCCAGACGGTTTTAGGCATAGATGGATAAGAACTGAAGTTTTAGGATTTGACGATACTAAAAACATGTCAGGAAAAATGAGATCAGGATGGGAGTTAGTGAGAGCTGACGAATATCCAGATAAAACTTATCCCTCGATGAAAGACGGTAAATACGCAGGAGTCATTGGAGTTGGAGGCCTAGTGCTTGCTAGGATACCGGAAGAGGTTGCCAAAGCTCGAGAAGAGTACTTTAAAAAACAGACTCAAGATCGAGACAATGCAGTTAACAACGACCTTATGAAGGAAGAGCACTCCAGCATGCCGATTAATGCTGAGAGACAAAGTCGTGTAACTTTTGGTGGTACGAAGAAATAATTTCTTTGCGATACCAACAGTACTCGAAAAAATAAACTAAGGAGAAACAACTATGGCAAATAAAAACGCACCATTTGGTTTAAAACCAATTGGAAAAGTTGGTCAAAACAGAGACAACCAAGGTTTATCCGAGTATGATATATCTGCTAGCGCTTCAGCGATATACTTCCAAGACCCAGTAGAAATTTTAGCTGCTGGAACAATTGGAGTAGCTGCAGCAACAGATACGTTATTAGGATCCCTAGGCGGAGTCTTTTTTACCGACGCATCAACAAGCAAGCCTACGTTTGCTAATCACTTAGACGCTTCTAATACTGCAACAGATATTAAAGGCTTCGTGAGTGATGACCCTTACGAAAGGTTTGAAATACAATCGGACGGCGCAACTGCAGCAGCAGACGTCGGCCTTAACGCTGATATTGTGTATGCAGCAGGTTCTTCACCAGACTACGTGTCTGGCGTACAGTTAGATTTTTCTGACCAGAAGACAGCTACAGCACAGTTGAGAATAATTGGAATCTCGAAAGATCCAGACAATAACGAAGCAGGTTCTGCTAACGTTAACCTTGTTACGATCATTAACGAGCACCAGTTAAAAGGCACAACAGGAGTATAATGGAGGATAACTATGGCAATAAGTAGAGGACAACTAGTTAAAGAACTAGAACCAGGTTTGAATGCATTATTCGGCTTGGAATATAAAAGATATGAAAATCAGCACGCTGAAATTTTCGCACAAGAAACTTCAGACAGAGCTTTCGAAGAGGAAGTAATGTTATCAGGTTTCGCAAATGCTCAAGTAAAACCAGAAGGATCTGGCGTAACTTTTGACAGTGCACAAGAAACTTTCACGGCTAGATACACGCATGAAACAATTGCTCTTGCGTTCTCAATCACTGAAGAAGCGATTGAAGACAACTTGTATGACAGACTTGCGTCTAGATATACAAAAGCATTAGCAAGATCGATGGCAAACACTAAGCAAGTAAAAGCTGCGAATGTATTAAACAATGCATTTAACAGTTCATTTGCTGGTGGTGATGGTAAGGAGCTATGTGCTACTGACCACCCAACGATAGCTGGAACAGTCAAAAACGAATTGACAGTATCTGCTGACCTTAACGAAACATCGTTAGAGCAGTCATTAATTGATATTGCAGCGTTTACAGACGAAAGAGGCTTAAAAATTGCAGCAAGAGGAGTAAAAATGATTATTCCATCTGAGCTTCAATTTACTGCTGAGAGATTGATGAAATCTCAAGGTAGAACGGCAACAGCTGACAATGATATCAATGCAGTAGTATCAATGGGTATGATTCCTCAAGGTTACAGAGTGAACAATTACCTAACTGATACAGACGCATTCTTTATCATTACAGATGTACCTAATGGATTAAAACAATTCGTTAGATCACCGATTAAGACAGCTATGGAAGGTGACTTCGATACAGGTAACGTTAGATACAAAGCTAGAGAGAGATACTCTTTCGGCTTCTCTGATTTCAGAGGTATCTTTGGTTCACCAGGTGCGTAATCACTGATAAATTAAATTAAAAGGGGGCTTTCGAGCCCCCTTTTTTTATGATAGAAAGACACGGCAACCATGAAAAACTTCCATGTACAGATCAGAGCATACGGCTACTATACTAACTTCGATATGAAGTCTGAGGATAATAGTAAAGCTTTTGAAGATGCACTAGTTGACAAACTAGGAAAAAATGATATAAAATGGGAGAAAGATGGATTTACTAATAAGTCCAAAATATGGGTAACCTATGAGGAGGTTATAAATGCAAACGCACATCAGGGACCTTTACAAAACGAAGAGGGGTCTCGAAACAGAGTGGGCGGTACAGCAACGGGATAACCAGAGATATACTCTGGATATGGTCCGGATTGACAACAAGATAAGAGAAGTTGTTAATCAGATTAAGTTAGAGGAGGCTAAAATAGCTAATCTAACTAATAAGATTGAAGATGCTGCACCCAGCGTTTCAGTAGCTACGTAAACAAAAGCTACATCGTTGAAATACGTAACTTCACTACAGGATCTCTTGCACTTCTTAAAAATCTAATATATACATTTCTTACTATACATTTAATTAGAATGTAGACGCGTATAGTCGACGGCCTAGAGACTGCATTCGGAAAACTAGGAGGATATAAATATGGCAAGAACAAACTTTTCGGGACCAATTAACGTTGGCCGAATTCAAACAAACACAGGAACAAGCGTTTCAGAAAACGTAAGAAACGTTGCATTCGTAGAATGTCACGCGTCTTTTCCTGTAAACCACAGTAATTTTACTGTAACAACTGATGCTGACAAATTAGCTGTAACTGGTTCTAACGGAGCTAGTACAACTTCTGTTACATTAGTAGATTCAACTCAAAATGTACCTGGAATAACTTCTGATGGTGGTTTTGAAGCTGCGTCTGTAATAACTATTACATCTGGTGGTGATGATTCTAGCAAAACTGCTTCGATCACTGGTACTGATGTTTTAGGAAACGCACAAACTGAAGATCTAACATTGGCAGATACTGGAGCAGCAACTTCAGCAAAAACTTATGCCACTGTAACTAGTATTACACTAGACTCAGGATCTGCAGGAACTTTAGCAGTTGGTGTGATTGAAACTGGATTAATTTCAGTTGTGGCTAGATCGTTATTTAACGAATACCCACTTGGTCAATCTTCAACAACATCTAACAAAAACTTGGCAAACAATATTGTAATTCCAAAATTTTCTAGAATTAACGATATTAGATTTGTAGTTAACGAAGCTTTCGATACAGCTGGTTTTGACATGCAAATCGGTGCTAACGTTGCACAAGCAGGAGGAGCTACTCTTAACAGTTTAGATCTTGACTACTTTGCTGGTGATACAGACAATGATGTAAAAGCCATTGCTTCTCACCACATACCAACTGGTATGGACCAATCACTTGCTCAGATGAAAAACTGTCTAAACGTTTCAGACGATGACGCATCTGGTTTTGAGATGGACAAAGCGGTTGTTATTTCTGCTAAGACAGACGATGCTTTAACTGCCGGAGAAGGTGTGTTAAACATTTACTGGACTCAGTCGGTTAACAACACGAACTAGTCTCTCC